ACAAGACCATTGCTTTTGGTAGCAACACCCTGTCTGATGTGGCAAGCCTGTCTACGGCCCAGACCTTCACAGGCACAAAGACCTTCAGCGGTACATCATCAGCACTAGCGATGATTTTGAACGACACGGCAGAGGTGGCAACAGTATCAGCAACAGCGGCTACAGGCACGATCAACTACGATGTCACCACCCAGTCTGTCCAGTACTACACCAGCAACGCATCAGCAAACTGGACTGTCAACTTCAGAGCGTCATCAGGCACATCACTGAACACCGCCATGACCACGGGGCAGTCTGTGACTGTGGCTTTCCTTGTCACGCAAGGCTCGACTGCTTACTACAACAATGTGGTGCAGGTAGACGGCTCAACGGTGACGCCTAAGTATCAAGGCGGCACAGCGTATGCGGCTGGTAATGCAAGTTCAGTTGATGTCTATATGTACACCATCATCAAGACAGGCAGTGCGGCATTCACTGTGTTTACTTCACAGACCAAGTTTGCGTAAGGACTGATATGCCATTAGTACAAACTAGGGGCGCGGCATCTGCCCAAGGCTTTGGTGAGTTTGCACAGGTAACTGCTGTTAACTACATCGAGGACGTGTTCAGCACGTACCTTTATGCTGGTAATAGCGGTACACAAAGTATTGTTAATGGAATTGACCTATCTACTAAAGGTGGGTTGGTTTGGGTTAAAAATAGAGGGGTAGATGTAAATCATCAACTTTCTGACACAGTAAATGGGATGACATTTACTAGCGCAAAGTATTTAAGAAGTAATTTGGATTCTGCTATTTCAGATAACGGCCCTAATTTTCAACGGGCTGATAGTGTAGGTTTTACATGGGGAACTGATTCGGCTAGTAGTGGTTTTAATCTAACTGGTAATAATTACGTCTCATGGACATTCCGAGAGCAGCCAAAGTTCTTTGATGTTGTGACTTATACGGGGACGGGTTCAAACACCACTATTGCCCACAGCCTCGGCTCTGTACCCGGTAGCATTATTGTCAAGCGCACAGACACCACAGCAGCGTGGGCTGTCTACCACCGCAGTCTTGCCAATACCGAATATCTTGTTTTAAACAGCACAGCCGCCAAAGCTACAGGCGCAACACGATGGAACTCAACAACACCAACAGACACAGTGTTTAGTCTTGGAACGGATGCTACTGTTAACGCATCTGGTGGCACCTACGTAGCCTACCTCTTTGCCCATGACGCAGGCGGCTTTGGCCTGACGGGTACGGACAATGTGATTTCGTGTGGGTCGTTTACTACTGATGGCAGTGGCAATGCAACTGTGAGCCTTGGTTATGAACCTCAGTGGGTTTTGTATAAAGGTGCATCAGGCACTGGGGGCGCAAGTGATTGGGTTTTGGCTGACACTATGCGTGGTTATGCGTTTAGTGGTGGAAAGTATTTAGCGCCAAACTCTAGCCAAACTGAAGGTGGTTTAACAGGGAACCCAACTGCAACTGGATTTGTGGTTAGTGACACAATAAATACCACCTACATCTACATAGCCATACGCCGTGGCCCGATGAAAGTGCCTACGCTGGGGACGAGTGTGTTTAGTCCAAATGTTGTGAATGCGCCATTGGCAACAAAAACAACTGTTGGGTTTCCTATAGATTTGCAGATATTCAATTACTTACCGGGAGATGGGGGTAATAGCCCTGTTCTTACTAGACTTGCCGGTGTCTCTACAAACTCCACATCAAGTGGGTCTTTGTTAAAAACATCATCTACTGCCGCAGAGTCTTCCGCCGCCGGGTTTTGCCTTGGTTGGGACAATACGGGTTTCCAAATGCCTAGTGGCTACACAAACAGTAATGTAGTCTTTTACAATTTTGGACGCGCCCCCGGCTTCTTTGATGAGGTTTGCTATACGGGGGATGACGCTGACGGAAGAGCAGTCACACACAATCTGACGACAACACCAGAATTAATAATTGTAAAAAGTAGAAGTGCAAGTGCTGCTCCATCGTGGTGGGTATGGAACGCAAGTACTTCTGGTGGGCTTATATTAAATTCTAGTGATGCAGCATCTATTTTTTATTGGAGTCCAACGGACACTCCGACTACAACAACATTTAAGGTGAGCCGTAGCTATGGAACAAACTATGTAAGTGCCACATACGTTGCCTACCTCTTTGCAACCTGCGCCGGAGTCTCCAAAATAGGCTCATACACAGGCACAGGTACAACCCAGACCATCAACTGCGGCTTCACAGGCGGGGCGCGGTTCGTTCTCATCAAGCGCACCGACTCAACGGGTGACTGGTACGTCTGGGACAGCGCACGGGGCATCGTGGCGGGTAACGACCCTTACCTGCTCTTGAACAGCACAGCGGCTGAAGTCACGAGTACAGACTACATTGACACAGCATCAACAGGCTTTGAGATCAGCAGTACAGCGCCAGCCGCTATCAATGCTTCAGCAGGAACATTCATCTTCTTGGCAATCGCGTAAGGAATCACAATGCAGATACGAACACAAACAGGCGCGGTAATGTACGAGGCAGAGTTTCGTGCATACCAAAAAGCCAATGGTGGCCCATCATGGGAGACAACAACAACTGAAGTCTTAGAGGCTTTGGGTGCTGATGTGGTCTTTGAAGGCCCACAAGCCTCTGGCGGGACGGTCTACCAATACAGCCAAGCAGCTGGCGTTGAGCAGATTGATGGCAAGTGGTACACCAAGTACATCCTTGGCCCTGTCTTCACTGATGGCGAGACAACTGCTGCCGAGCAAGAGGCTGCTTACAAGGCCAGCAAGGACGCAGAGCAAGCCAAGGCGGTACGCACCAGCCGGGATGACAAGCTGACTGAGACTGATTGGCGGTTTCGCAGTGATATGACACCTTCACAGGCGTGGAAAGATTACTGCCAAGCCTTGCGAGACATCCCAGCACAGGCTGGATTCCCTTGGACCGTTACTTGGCCTGACGCACCATGAGCGAGTTAGACATCCGATTGACAAGCCACGAGGCAGTGTGTGCAGAACGGTATGCACAGATCAATGCAAGGCTCAAGCGGCTTGAGGGCGTGATTATGAAGACCACGGGCGTCTTGATCGTCTCCATGTCTGCCATCGTCTACGCATCTCTGACCTTTGGACGATGAAGTGGACTTATTTGAAGTCCTGTCCAAGTCATGGCCGATCCTGCTGGCGCTGATCACTCTGATTATCGTGCTGGCAAAGTTAGACTTGCGCGTGGCGGTACTGGAAGAGAAAATCAAGGCTTTATTTGAAATGTGGAATAAAAAATGAATGACGAAAAAGGCGCACTGATAGAAAAGCTCACGTTTGCAGTGCTGCCGTTGCTGTTCTCCTGCGTTGTGTATCTGATGAGCGCCTTGTCCAACTTGGCCCATGAAGTCACAGTTCTGAACAGCAAAATTTCTCTAGTGGTGACCAGCGATAACAGGCAAGCCACTAACTCAGGCGCTGAACTGGCAAGGGAAAAGCTGAGACAGGATTTGGAAAAAGAGATTCAAAAGAACCGTGATGACATCATGCACAACCGACAAGACATTGCCATCATCAACACCCGGCTGGAGAAAAAATAATGCTAACCCTACTCTCATCGCTATTTGGTTTTCTTGCTGGCGGCTTGCCCAAGGTGCTTGGTTTTTTCCAAGACCGGGCCGACAAAAAGCATGAGATGGCAATGGCCCAACTACAAACAGAGCGCGAACTGGAACTCCGCAAAGCAGGGTTTGAAGCCCAGCAACGGGTGGAAGAGATCAGGGTAGAAGGCCAGATGATTGAGGCCGCATCAGCCGAGCGCAGCGCCCTGTACGCGCACGACATAGCTATCGGTCAGGGAGCCAGCCAGTGGGTGATCAATCTGCGGGCGGGCGTAAGGCCCAACATCACTTACGGCATGTTCCTCCTGCTGGTGTTTGTAGAGGTGGCTGGATTTTCTTATGCATGGCACCACGCCGTAGATTTTGAGATCATGCTGAATAACCTTTGGGATGATGAGACGCAAACTATCTGGACGTTGATCATCAGTTTCTGGTTTGGAAGCCAAGCGTTCAGCAAGAAATGAAAGTCTCTCAACGGTGCAAAGAGATGATCAAGCACCATGAGGGTGTGAAATTTAAACCGTACCGCTGCCCAGCGCGGCTCTGGACTGTAGGAGTAGGCCATGTTTTATACCCCGATCAAGGTCGTTTACCTCTGGATCAAAGAGACGCTTACCCGCTTAAAGCGGAAGATAACCGTGTATTTTCAGGAGCCGAAGTAGATGGAATCCTTAGTGCTGATCTCCGCCGATTTGAAGTTGGGGTTTCCAAACTTTTTCCTGTGGTTCTTACCCAAGGCCAAAACGACGCTCTTGTCAGCTTTGCTTTTAATCTCGGTCTGGGAGGAGTTCAGCGATCAACCCTCCGTCAGAAGGTTCTTAGGGGAGAGATTGAAACGGCGGCAGACGAGTTCTTGAAGTTTACACGGGGCGGGGGTAAAATCCTACCGGGGCTAGTCAAACGCC